TGCTATTGTTTCTATTATTGGATTTATTGGATTTCTTTTATTTCTTTTACTTTCTTGTTCAGCCATAATACTTATATTCTATATTATCCGTATAATAAAATAAAAAATATTTTATTATATCGACTAAATCTAAGCCAATTAATTTATTCACAATTTGAACAATTCAAAACAGAGTTTAATGATCCGTAATAACTCTAGGAACCACATTCATCGTCGTGAGTTCCTGGAACAGAAGCTTACAAGCATAAGGAATTTCTACATATGCGAAGTCCGATCTGTTATCGCATGTTCTACAATGATGGATGTGCATCTCATTATTATACGACGCAACCAGACCACATCGTTTACAAATGTGAACTGAATATTTATCAGACGCATCATACATTCGCCCTCTAGTGAATTTTGCCGCACCATGTGAGACCATCGCATCTTTTTCCATCTCACCAAATCGCAGACCACCATCTCTGCTGCGACCTTCTGCCGGCTGTCTAGTTAGATTCACCATCGGACCAATCGATCGACTGTGTTGCTTGTCGTTCACCATGTGTTTCAAACGCTGATAAAACACTGGACCCATAAACACATTACACTCAATTTGCTCTCCTGTTAAACCATTATTCATTAGCACATTGCCATGCGCTTCATATCCTAGTTCCAGCAATTTCGTCGATATATCTTCCACATGTAACTCACCAAAGCTTGTTCCGTCGCCAAATAGACCGAGTTCAATCAGCACTTTGCCTAGCAGGGTCTCTTTTAGCTGCCCAATTGTCATACGAGATGGAATCGCATGTGGATTGATAATGATGTCAGGTCTGTCGCCGTTGCTTGTGAATGGCATGTCTTCTTCTGGGATTATGTTGCCGACTGTGCCTTTTTGGCCATGCCTACTAGAAAACTTGTCACCAATCACCGGCTTTCTGGTCGTCCTCAGTCTGACCTTCGCGAAGCTATATCCATCGCCATTGCGATCAATGTAATTCTTATCGATATAGGTCTCCTCTCCTGTCTTGTAAATCTTGCTCTGATCTTCATATTTTACCACCTTTGTGTGATCATTGCGATTCTCCTTAATGGGCGTCACTTTGGCAATGATTACGTCGCGATTCTCGACCAATGAATTCTCAGGCATGACACCCTTTGTATTCACCTTACCATAGTTGGCAAACTTCATGCCCTTTGTCTTCGTCTGATCTGGCTTACATCTGATTTCTTCGTCGCCATTGATTTTCTGTTTGTCTTCGTCCTTCTCCGTGTGATAAATAGTTGTCTGAAATAAACCTCTATCAATGGATCCCTTATTGATTAGCACTGAGTCCTCCTGATTGTAACCGGTGTGCGTCATGATCGCGACATTAATATTACAGCCAGATGGAATCTTGTTCAGCTGGATCAGGTTCATGACACGGGTGTCGACAAGCGGTCTGGTAGGATAATTTAGCACATAAGCAGTCTTGTCCATTCGCTCGTTGTAGTTTGTAGCATAGACTCCCATTGCTTGCTTGGCCTGAGCACACTGATAGGTGTTCCTAGGCGACTGATTGTGTTCCGGGAAGGGGATACACGAAGATACCACGCCAAACATGGTGCTGGGATGTATTTCACAGTGAGTGAATCTGAAAATCTGATCTGCCGCATTCTTTTCTACAATATCTTTTGGCTTCGTAGCAATCATCGAGTGACTTTGTTCTTCTGGATCAATGTATTCCAAGATCGCCTGATCGATTTTACAGTCAGTGAACAAGTCGTCCCAAGAAATAACATTATTTGTCAAATCTTTCAGAATTTGTTGAGTTATCAAGACATTTTGGTCTTTGACTCGAAGCAAAGGTCGCGTCACGCGGCCGCTATCATTACAAACTCGAATTTCACTGAGCTTATAATCGAATACGATGGACGTGTAAATATTGATAATTCCTTTACATTTCATTTCTTTTAGCATCATATATAGCTCTAGTGGCGTCTCTGTGATTCCAACCCATGCTCCATTAATGAAAACCTTCACTTCACTAAATACTTGGATTGGCGACAATTGTTCCAAACATTTGATCTGTGGCATAATATAGTCGTAAAGGGACTTGCTATTGGAATGAATAGTTATGTGAGTCATGTAGCTCAGGTTTTTTACGATACCAACGCTCGCACCTTCAGGAGTATTATGTTCGACCAGACCATCTGTCAAGCAGAATCTTCCACGCTTATCGTGAAGTTGCCACCCGACGTAAGGCCCTATCCCCACTTCTACTAAATTAAATTTACTAGACATAAATGATTTACTCCTTAAAAGCTGTGTTTTATTTTCAATAGGTGACAACTTTTTGCGAGGAAGAAGAGTCGGAATTTCATGAATTTTATGTCCAGTAATTGTTAATTCTTTGTAAGTGCTAAACTTTTTATCTTGACTCTTTTCATCAGTCCATTGACTGGTTCCTTCTTTTACTCCACATGAAAATCCAAGAGACATTGCTAGTGTATATGCGTCTTCAATTATTCTATAATTTGCAGGCCCTTGACAAATGCGAATTTCACGTCCTTCTGCTCGAACAGAACCATCTGTATCTATTAATCCGGCTAAAACCTTTAAACGGGTTTCTCTATCATTTGTGAGATATTCATTTGGAATATGTTTGTTATTCAAAAGATTGTATTTGCGAAGATATTTTTTGAGAGGCGCCTCTTCTACTCGGTTGCATAGTCCAGAAACACCAGCTTCTTTATTTTTCTTAGAAGCAATTGAGAATTTATATCTGTCATCTTTTGTAATTATCGCATCGTTTTTTTGTGCCCAATTTTCCCAATAAGCCAGGGTCTCAAGGTCTGTTTTATAATTTAAACTAAATCCGGATCCGGTGCTAAGACCATCTCCAAGCCATAATCCAAGCAGATACGGATCCATTTCAACATCTTTTTTCGGCCAGTGAATGCTTTCTACTTTGAATAGAACCAGATGTTCTTTTGTAGTTTTATTCAGTTTTAAATAATTTTCGATTGTTATATCTAGGGTATCGTCATCATCGAAACTATTTACAAAATCTTCCGCTTCCTTTAGAGAAGCAAAATACCTTTCTTGAAATTTTACTTCTTTGCGATTAAGAAATTCTACCACATGAGTGTATTTTCTATCTTTTCTATTGGCTTGTGCAATTGATTTGTGACCACGAATTTTAAGACATAAGATATGATTGTCTGTAACTCGGTGTTTCATAAAATTGCATTTATCTGGAATAACATCATACATATTTTTAAACCCTGAGCATGTAGTGCGCACCTTTGTTGGATTTCCAAGGTCATCTACAAGAATATCATCGATCATGATGTCTCCAGCACGCTTAGAAGTGCCATCCCACATTAAAATCGGAGTTTCCGGATCAAAACATTCTGCAGGACACAAGAAGCCGAAAGAAGTATTGTGTAACTTACGAGGTGGCACTAATTTTCCGCTTTTATCAGTTGGCGTCGAAATTCGTCGCAAGTGGCTCAAGCTGGAAACATATGTCAATCGATTTAGCACTTGTGCCACACCAACTTTATTAGAATTCGCATGTTTTATGCCGAAATCGCCAGTTGCTAAGGCGCGCTTGAAACCATTCTCAATCGTGGTAGATTTGACAATCTTATAAATATTAGTCAAATTGATAATATTCAGATAGTCTTCAGTGGAGCGCCAGCTGCCATTGTTGATTTCCTTGACAATTTGTTTTTCCATGTCTTTTACCAACTTGTTGAAGTAATTGCGGAATAAATTATTCAATGACGCGCCAGTCAGGTCAACTCGCTTGTTAAGGTAAGAGTCGCGATCGTCTGCTTTAATTAGTTCAAAATTGGCTTTCATTAATTTTTGCGCCATGTAACCAAGAAAGTATATCTTCTGTGTCATGGAATTACAATGCGGGAACAAATCGTTATTCAGGACATCCAATGTGAATTCATATTTTTTCCTGGCTCCGGTTTCCTTGTCCATGTTAATTGGCGTGTAAATGACAAAGCTCATTATAAAGCGAATTGCTTCTTCTTTGTTGTTGTATTTGTGGGCTTCTATTATCGAAGCTTGTAAATTTTCCAACATAAAACTGTATCTTTTATCTTCCAAGTTAAGCAGAATGTATTCGCAAATTTCCTTGTCCGAAATCACACCTAGTGCTCGAAATACGATGAAAAGTGGAATTGGCTGTTTGACCCGCGGAATTTGAACGACAATTGGTTTGCCAAATCCATTATTCTTGGAGCTGATCATCATGCTAATTTGCTTTGGAGAGATACATTTGAAATCAGGAACTGATCTGACTTCGGCGGACCAGTCGTATTTCGTATTATTTTTACTGATATTGAAGCAATAGACGCGATTTTCTGCGGCGCGCTCTTGTCCTAATACTGTTTTTTCAGAGCCATTAATAATAAAATATCCGCCGGCATCGTGGCTACATTCGCCAGTGTGCTCGTTATCTACGTATTTGTATTGGCTGAGAACGCAGATATTTGACTTCAACATGATTGGTAATTTGCCGATGTGGATTTTAGAGAGCGTTTTATAAAAAGTGCTAATGTTTCCGAGATTTTCTCCGTTTCGAACAATATAACGAATCTTTATATCGATTGTCATAGCAGAAGCATAGGTAAAATTGCGAAGACGAGCTTCATGTGGGAACATTACTTTGATGGCGCCGTTGTTTTCATGAATTTGCGGACGATAAATATGGAAGTTTTCAAAATTAATGAATACTTCGAGCGCATATTTGCCGGATTCTTTGTGAAAATCATTTTCTGATTTTATATGAACTTCATTGAACATATCGATTGTTTGCGGTAACTGATGTCCGACAAAGTTGTTATAAGATTCTAGCTGATGTCTTACTAGGCGGTCCAAATGCTTGTCTTGAAAATATGCGCCGATAATAGTCCAAGGGGGTTCAATATAGGTGTCTTTGGAGACATCGAATACATCTTTTAAACCTTCATTGCTTACACTCTTTGTAGGAGGATCATTTTTAAGAGATGCTTGAGTATCTATTGTTGAAACCGAAGCTTTTGCGTCTTCAATTTCGAAATCAACTGGTAATTTTTTAGATAATTTTTTATTTGCTGATTTATTCGCGGATTTATTCGCAGTATTAGTAGATTTATTAGTGGACATTATAGGTTTAGACTTTTGTTTTATTGGTGATGATGAACTCATAGTTACAGTTATTTTATATTTCAATTTATTTTTAAATTGTTTTAATATAGTATATATTAAAAGATTTTTATAACGCATTATTATTGTGTAAACAATTTAAACAATTATAGATAATATAATATACAATATAATACCATAATAAACAGTCATGATGAATAAGGGAAACAAAACTAAAGCATTTAGATCATCTTCTGATGTGAATAATTATAATAAATTATTAACTGAATTGGATAATAATCAAACAAATCAAACAAATCAAACAAATTTAGATAACGATACAAAAGAAGACGACAAGATGAACAATTATTTAAAAACATTGAATAAAGTGTGTGAATTATACAATTCATCTCCAATAAATCAAACAACTAACAAGGAGTCAAATGATCCGAACGCATATATGGCATTAGAAACAAAAGAAAATAGGCATAAACTAGAGTTTCTTTATCAACGACAAAGAAAGCTAGAATATCAGCAAAAGTTGGACGAGGAAAAGAAGAAAGAGGAACTGGTAGAAATAGAAAGAAAGAATAATAGGAAAAAGGTAAATATTCAGTTTGAGATTAATAATATTGGCGATTTACTTAAAATGATTGAACAATATCCGGATGACAAGGATATCGAATATAATATTGACATACATTCGTTAAATAAAATTAAAGGACCATTGGAAGATTTGAATTCCATGATTGGGATGCAAAATTTAAAGGAAAATATAGTAGATCAGATATTGTTTTATATTCAAAATTTACATAAAGGACAAAATAATACTAACAAAAAACAAGTATCGAATGATTTTATGCACACTGTAATTTATGGCCCTCCTGGAACTGGTAAAACAGAAATCGCAAAAATCATTGGTTCTATTTTTTCGAATCTAGGTATTTTAACCAAAGGAACCTTTAAGAAGGTAACTAGAAGCGATTTAGTGGCTGGATTTTTAGGTCAAACAGCGTTAAAAACAAAGGAAGTTATAAAGGAAAGTTTAGGAGGAGTTTTGTTTATTGATGAGGCATATTCATTAGGCAATCAAGAGAAACGCGACTCTTTTTCGAAAGAATGTATAGATACATTATGTGAAGCATTAAGTGATCATAAAGATAATTTGATGGTTATAATTGCTGGATATGAAACTGATTTAAATGAATGTTTTTTCAAATATAATCAAGGATTACATTCGAGATTTACATGGCGCTTCAAAATAGACGAATATAGTTCAACAGATTTATACAATATTTTTATCAAAAAAATCAATGATAACAATTGGTCAATTGATAAGGCAAGTATGAATGTAAATGTGAAATGGTTTGAGAAAAACAAGGGTCTATTTAAATATTATGGAAGAGATATAGAGACATTATTCGCAAAAACGAAGATAGCTCATAGCAGAAGAGTATTTTGTTTAGATGAAAATGTGAAAAAGAAGCTGACTATTGCGGATATCGATAAAGGTCTAGAAATATATTTAAAGAATGGGGTAAAGCAAAAGGAGGAAGACGAACATATTCAGAAAAGTTTGTCTTATATGTATTCGTAATATTCGTAATATTTGCGTTATGGGTTTCTTTTATAAAATTGTTTTTTTTGTATAATACATATGTCAAATAATACAAAAAAAACTATCCAAATTAATCCAGAATTATTTAGATTACCTGGTGGTGCGAAAACCAGAAAAAATCGGGAGAAAAAAGAGATGGTAATTGCTCCTATAATTAGTCCTAATAATTTGAAAAATAAATTGCTGAAAAGGATAAAGGAACATAAAACCAAGGAAAATTCTACAAAAAGTAGTTCTAAAAGTAGTCCCAAGAGTAGCCGTTCATCCGTTTCATCAGAGACTGTTGTAAACAATTATTCTGATGAGTTTTACAGCGCTATGAATTACTTATCGGATTTATCAAAAAAACAAAAAAGAGAAACCGATAAGGCAAATTTAAATAATAAAACATTAAAATCATATAGTGCTCCTAAACCGGTTCCAACTACATCAACATCTGTAATAACATCATCGTCTCAGTCCCCTTATAATATTTCGCTAGAATTGCCGCCAGAATTACAAGAGCCCATGACAAACTATTTTGTTCCCGATTCTAGACCAGCGTTAGCTTTAAATAGTAATGATGTTCCGTATGGTTGTTTAAAAAATGGTTCCAAACCGACCTATCGAGACTGGATAAAAACAAGAAAAAACCATGAATTCCCTGAATTAAACGCAAGACCGCCAACACCTCCAAAAAGAAATACGTTTTTAGAAGGCGCGACGCCAATGACACCATTGGCTTCAGTATTAACGCCAAGTATTACAAAAACGACAAATTCTTTGTCAAGAGAGCAAAGATTGGAGCAAATAAAACAGAAATTAAAGAAGATTCAGGAACAGGAAATACAGGCAAATCCTGAAGCAGTAAAATTAAGTGATAATTTAAAAATATTAAACGCGATTAATCCGGAACCAACGTTAGATATATTACCAGAAATAGATGAAATGCCTAAGATAGACACAGAGACAATGATAGATGTGTCGGAGGTCATTAAGGAAATAAGAGAAAAAGAGGAAAATGTCCCAAAAAAGTATTTGAAAAGAACTATTCGTCGCAAATTTACACTGGGTAAATCTGATAAATTAAGACGAGTCGCAGTTTTATTAAAAGATAAACAAACGAGGAAAAAGATCATAGATGTTCAGCATGAATTGAAAAAAACTAGTATGACAGATGTGCGCAAATATTTGAGACAACATGGAATAATAAAGATAGGAAGTGTTGCTCCGAATGATATACTAAGGAAAACATTCGAGACGGCGATGTTGACTGGGGAAATAACGAATACGAATAAGGATACGCTGCTACATAATTTCTTGAACGAGGATGTAACAGAGGGATAAACTGAGAAATTTCTTAGGAAAATTCCAAGAAATTTCCTGCGGCATTTCTTATGGAAACAATCTTTTCTTCTCCTACTGTAAATGGAAACCACCAAAAATGAATTGTCGAAAAATGCGAAGGACTTTTTTTATAAACTTAGCGATTATTTAGATACTAAATTTTACTATTTTGGCAGCGTTCAGCGATCCGATTATGTCCCAGGAAAAAGCGACATTGATGTTGATGTGTTTGCCGAAAACGAATACAGTTTAATGAATAAGATGCAGCATTATTTACATGTTTCGAAAAACGATTTTAAGAAGGTTGCTTGGATTCTCGATGATGTTCCCGTTTACGGTTACAAATTAAAATATGAAAATATAAAGGAGAATATTTATGCCGAATTTTCTATTTATAATGATAAGTTTAAAGAAATCATATTAAACGAACATAAATCAAAATTTGTCCTCCCATTTCACATTACTATTATGCTATGTATTCTTAAATTTTTTTATTATCAAATACCATTATTAGACAAAAAAACATTCGCCAATATTAAGCGATTCACATTAAACACCGCTATTGGAAGAGATAGTAATTCCAAATTTTTAGTTCTTGATGCTGTTTAAAGATAAGGGTAAATCTTTTATTTATTCAAACTATTTAAAGATTTGTTAGTATAGTTAATATATACACTAACAAATATGGCATTAATAAAGGAATTCTTTGAATTAACCAAAAAATACGAAGACGAATATGGGAAGAACACTGTCTTCTTAATTCAGGTCGGTTCATTTTTCGAGTGTTACGGATTAAAAGACGCAATCGATAATATTTATGGTTCTAATATTATCGAGTTTTCACGCATTTGTGATCTAAATATTGCCGAAAAGCGGGTCTGTGTTGGTCAAGAACAAGTCGTTATGGCTGGGTTTACACATCATTTTCTGGATAAATATGTCAAGAAACTCCAGAATGCTGGATACACGACCGCAGTATATGCGCAAGATGAGCAATGTGCTAATACAACACGCAGCTTGTTAGGTGTTTTTTCTCCTGGAACCTATTTTTCCTCTGATATTGAAAATATAACTAACATAACATGTTGTATTTGGATCGAAATAAAAGCCGATCCAATTCAGCTGCTAAAATCCAAGACCTCTTCTAAAAAGCATTTGAAAGTATACATTGGCGTGTCAACCATTGACATTTACACTGGAAAAACCAGTATCATGGAATATTCAGAACCATACATTAAGAATCCTACCACATTTGATGAACTAGAACAATTTATTTCTATTTATAATCCAAGCGAGACAATAATAATTTCCAATATAGAGCAGCAAGATCTCAATGATATTGTTAGTTACATCAACATAAGAAGCAAGTCTATTCATTATGTGAACTTATTAGCGGATGAAAACAAGAATAGAAATACCTTTAGGGCGCTGAATTGTGAAAAACAGACCTTTCAAACCCAACTCCTCTCGCGATTCTACAAATTCGATGATATTACGGCATTTTTCAGTATTTTCAGCAATCAGGCATGGTCAGCGCAGTCATTCTGCTATTTGTTAGATTTCATTTATCAGCATAATCCGAATTTAGTTTACAAGATTGCGGAACCTATAATTGAAAATAAGAGCAACCGATTAATTCTGGCGAATCATTCGTTAAAGCAGCTGAATATTATTGATGATTCGGACAGAGAATACAAGGGCAAGTTTTCTTCTGTTAGCAAAATGTTGAATGAATGCGTTACTTCCATGGGGAAACGTAAATTTGCGCATCAATTTTTGAATCCTGTAACTGATAAACTATATTTACAGCAAGAATATGATATTATAGAGCATGTATTGACAACCAGTTTTGATGAAACTTATCCAGTTATTAAAAATTTGTTAGTTCCTATTAAAGATCTAGTCAAAATTAGTAGACAAATCTTACTAGAGAAAATTTCGCCTAAAACAGTTTATCAATTGTATAGTGGTATTCTATCATCTAAAATCATATATAAATTTGTTACAGAGAGACCATTTTTGCTTGATTATCTAAAAAAACGGATTCCAGAATATGAGAATTTGTTAGGTTATATTGAAGAAATAGTTTTTAAATTGGATACTGTTTTTATCATGGAAGACTGTAAGGATATTGAGAATATACAAAAGATTGAAAAGAGTTTCATTAAACCGGGTATTGATCAAATACTGGATGACAAGATTCGAATTTTAATGGAATCGCAAGATCAACTTGAATGTTGTCGTTCTTATTTCAGTTCCATCATTTCGAACTATGAAACTGGGTCGAAGAAAACAACTAGTAAAACAAAGACAAAGGCATTAGTCGAAGACTCGGAATCTGGCAGTAGTAGCGAATATGTGAAAATTCATGAAACAGAGAAAAACAACTATAGTCTATTTGCTACGGACAGACGCTGTAAAATATTGGAAGAAATACTAACAAAAAGTAAAACCGATCCAAATGTCATTCTAAAATACAAATCTAGATTTTATAACAATGAAGTGCGGGAATTTGTTTTGAATCTAGAAAAAGATCCGCTCATATTCAATAAGCAAACCGCAACTAACAAAACAATTGAAACTAATCAAATTAACAAACTTTGTAAGGATGTTAGTTTGATTAAAACGACCTTTATTGAAACAGTATCTAGTGTATATTCTAAAATCATTAAAAGTCTAGATGTATATCAATCGAAAATCAACAGCGTTTGCGAATTAATAACCTTTGTAGATGTTGTATATTCGAAAGCATTCATCGCTAACAAATACAACTACTGTAAACCTATTATTGAATCAAATAAGTTAGAAAAAGATGAAAATGGAAATGAAAAATCTTTTATTCAAGTCACTGGTTTGCGTCATTGTTTAATTGAAAAAATACAGCAATCAGAGCTTTATGTAGCGAATGATATTACGATCGGTGATGGACAAATGGATGGAGTTCTATTATATGGGACCAACGCAGTAGGCAAGACTAGCTTCATCCGAGCCTTAGGTATTTCCGTAATAATGGCACAAGCAGGTCTT